AAAAAGACGGGGACAAAGACAAGGGCAAAGACGGTTTAATCGAGATTATTGAATACTGGGGCGACATCAAGATCGATAATAAAATGATTAGAAACTATTTAATAGTGGTTGCTAATCAAACGCATATTATAAGATTTGAGCCTAACCCATATTTACATAAGCCTTTTGTATATGGAAATATTCTCGAAGATCCCGACACTCGCAGAGGTATAAGCCCGTTAAGAGTTGCAAAATCTTTAAATGATATTTCAAGCGAAATTTTATCAAAGCAAGTATTTTGTTTGGATTTAATTATAAACCCTGTTTGGTTATCGCCTAAAAAAATGCTTGATAAGGACGTCAAAATTAGATCGGGTAAGGTTATCGAGTATGAGGCGGACGAATTAAGTAAAACGGGTTTAAAACCTGAAAGGCTTGATTTTACTGGTGCATTGACTGGGTTCGATTTTATTTCTTACTTTAAATCTCTAATCGAGAGGGCAACCGGCATATTTAAAAATATGGTCGGAGCAGAAGAAAGCAGAGATCGAACAGCAACCGAAACAAAAGCAGTCGTCGCTGGACAATCTACAAGGCAAAACAGAGTTACAGACAAGATTTATTCAAATATTATCATTCCAATTATTGAAAAAACAGCGGACACAATCGCAAATGAAAAATTTGGAACTGAAAATATTTATCAATTTGATAAGGGTAATAATAAAGGCGAGAAAATTCAAGTTACTGACGAGAGCAGAAACGGAAACTATCGCTATATTTACACCGACAGCAAGTCAAAAGCTGAACGCCTAGTAAGATATAAGGAAATTTTAACAGCTATCAGAGAATTTATGCAAGATCCTGAATTGCGTAAGAAAACTGATATTGTCGAGCTGTTCAAAATGACTATGGAGCAATTCGATTTTGACAATACAGGGCGTGTACTTTTGGACGACAGAGAGCAAATCGAGAAAAACGTAAACGATATGCAGAAAGAAAAGGTAATACAAGATTATGCACAAGCAACTTTCAACGGAGGAGCTCTTACAGGAGCTCAAGGATTTGACGCTAATAGCGGACAAATGGGGTTGCCTCAAGGAATACCAGAGGAGGCAGCTACTGGATTTAATCAATAAAGCGGAAAACATAGCTTATATTCAAGGATATAAAAGGGCTATGGACGATATAGAAAAAATATAAGGAGTAAACAATGGACGAAAACGAAGTAATCGAAAACCAATTAGATGATGAAACTATCGAGGAAGTGGACGAAACGACCGACGATCCCGATCTTGACGAAGAAATTGACGACGAGGAGGACAAATCAGAGGACGACGACACTATTGATCCGACTTCATCAGATGATGAGGAAGATGAGAACTTTCTAGGAACATTTAAGACTAAAGAGGACGCAGACAAGGGATTTAAGGACGCTCAAGCTAAAATTACTACTCAAGCAAATGAGATTAAAGAGCTTAAAAAGCAACTTAATATGCAAGATACGAACTCTTTACCTGATGTTGACAGGGAGATCCAAGCAGTTCAAAGCAAAGTAAATCAAGATTATGCACACCGCTTACAGGGTTTGGGCTATAAATATAGCTCTTTTATTCCTAGCGACGCCGTGATTAACTCTGTTGATGATATTGTGGCAAATCTTCCACCACAGCAAGCCTCTCAATTTACGGCTGAATTGTTAAATATTCAAAACACTTGTAACGCTCGACTACAAGCCGAGATTAACAATGTTAAAAACAATGCAACCGCAAAATTTGAGGAGTTAAAGGCAAAAGATAAAGAACGCTACAAAGACGATCCGACTGTCTTTAATGCGTGGTATGATCCGCCGGAAACAATTGAGGGCGTTGCTGAATTAGTCGCAAATGTGCGTAAACAAGCCATTGAGGACTATATAAAAGAGCAAGCAGCAAAACAAGAGGACGACGCACACAAGAAAAAACTTGTAACAAACACGAACTCTAAAGCTAAATTTAAAGACGATCATATTTTCACAAGAGCGGAAATCGCAAAAATGAGCGATCGTGAGTTTGCAAAATATGAGGCTAAAATTAGCGAGCAAGTAGCTGCGGGCTTAGTTGAGTAACACATTTAAAAATTATAAGGAGTTAAAATTATGTCAGTAGCAACAAAAAACACAAAAAAATTAGGTGTATTTATTCCAGAGTTTTGGAGCAAAAAATTAAACAAAAAACTTGATGATGTCGGCGTAATGAAAGATTGTGTAAACAAGGATTACGAGGGCGAAATCAAACAATGTGGCGATAAAGTTAATATTCAAGAAGTTGGCGATATTGACATTTTGGATCACGAGGCAGATACTGCGTTGATCTACCAAGATTTAACAGCAACAGATTTAGCTCTTGAAATCGACCAAGAAAAATATTTCGCTTTCAAGGTTAATGATGTAACAAAAGCTCAAGCAAGCCAAAAATTAACTGATAAATATATCTCAAGAGCAGCGTTTGCAATTGAAATGATTAAAGATACTTTTCTTTTATCAAAAAGAGCAGACGTTGACGCTGCAAACGTAGTTCCAGCAAAATCTCTAACAAAAGATAATGTTTATCAAATGTTTGTTGAGTTGAAAAAATGTTTGAGAACATCAAACGCTATCTCTCAAAAAGGTAAAGACGCAGCTGGTCGCCGTCCGTGGGCAGTTGTAAACCCTGATATTGAGGCTCTTATCTTACTTTCTCCTGAAATGAAAGATAGAGGATCAGCTTTAGCGGATAAAACTATCAGAGAGGGTACTGTGTACGACTTCTGTGGTTTTGACGTAATGGTTGCAACTAATATGAAAACTGTTGAGGGTAAAGTTGAGGTTCTTGCTGGTATCGAGGACGCTATCACTTTCGCTGGTCAAGTTTCAAAAGTTGAACACTTGAGATCTGAAAGTGGCTTTAACGATTTAGTAAGAGGTCTTTATGTTTACGGTGGTAAAACATTGTTACCTAAAGGTCTTTCTAAATGCGAATGCACAATTGCAGCATAATAATAGGGGCTTAATGCCCCTATTTTATTGATTTAATGAAGTACACAAAATAAGGAGTAAAACAAATGGCAGAAGTAAATAAAAATGAAACAACTACAAAAGCAACAGAACCACAAAAGGCAACAGAGCCTCAAGTAGATGTACAAGCACTATTGAAAGCTCAAGCAGATGAGTTCAAAGCTCAATTAAAAGCTCAAGCAGAAGAAAATAAGGCACAATTAGAGGCTTTAGCTACTCGCAACAACGAGCTTGCAACTGAATTGTCTAATTTAAAGGCAAACACAGCAGAAGAAAACGCTTTATTGGGTGAAAAAATTGCTCAAGTTACTGGCGTAGAAGTAAAACCGACTTATAATCCTTTTGCAAAAAATATTTTGTATAAAGTTTTTAACGAAAAAGCTGGTATTACTACTATTATGACTGGTGATGAGGTTCAAGGTATTGTTGGTTCAATTCAAAAACATCTTAAAGAAAAATTAGTTAATGGTGCAACAAAAATTGAAAAACACCCATACAAAATTGAAAAGTATGAAAAGGCTAATAAATAGGGGGTAAATCGGTGAAAACTGCATTAGATATAATCTCTTTTATATCCTATTCCAGTAATACCGAAGTTAGTAAGGTAAGCTCGTGGGGTGCTGTAAAAAAAGAGGCACTCAACGGGCTTAACCGTGCTATAAGGGTTTTATGGAACTCAAAAGAGTGGAATTTTAGACGTAATGTTGTTGAGGAAACCCTTACACAGCTAACGCCTTATTTAAGTATGCCAAAGGGGTTAATTGCTCAAGAGGGCATTACAATTGACAATAACCCCTTGAAATACGATAAGGACATACCTTTTTATAGTGAGGCAAAGGGAACACCTCAAAGATATTACATTGACAGAAACGATCGCATAAGGTTTTATCCTCAACCTGATAAAGATTATCAGGTAAAATTTGAGCTATTCGACACAATGCCGGTAGTTGATGAGGAGGGAAATGTAAAGAGAGAATTTACAGCCTCCAGCGACGTTTTAAACATTTCTGAAAGATTGGAGGATTTGTTTATTGACTGTCTTACATACTTCTGCAATGAGATTTTAAACGGTGATCCTACTGATGAAGAATATCAGGAGCATACATTAAGATATTCAGAAGTATATAAATTGCTTGAAAAAGCAGATTTAGGAACTTATGACAACGACGAAAGTAAAGGATTTTTAATGCCGTGGCAACAATAAGATTAGGACAAAAAACTTATAACAATTTTTCGGGTGGTTATGCGTGCGAACAAGCACATATGACAGAGGATCTAGTGTCTTTTATTGGCGATAGTAAGAATGTTGATATTTATTCAACTGATAACAATAATGGCTATGGCTTTAAAAAAATGCTGGGCAATGTTCTTTATAAAGCAATTCCTAACGAAAAAATTAAGGCTCTATACAGCTATACATACCAAAAAGATAAAAACTATTTATTGGTGCATACTGTCGATAATACAGAGGGAAAATTGTATTATATTGACAGTAATTTTAATCTAACTTTATTAAAAAGGGGATTAGATAAAAACGCTGTTTATAGTTCTTTTGTTAATTTTAGTCAAACTTTACCAGATAAAAGATATTTGGGGATTTTTGGCAATGGTTCAGATCCTTTTATAAAAATCGAATTAGGAGCAGATCCGGAGATTGAGTTGATTGATGAGCTGGATAATTACGATCGACAAGTAAGAAGTTCTATTATGGAGGTCTTTTTTGGTCGTGTTTGGTGCGGTGTAGCGGATAGAGTTCATTGGAGTAAATCTTTAGATCCTTTTGTATGGTCAACAGAGGACGACGACGCTGGCTGGGTTCAATTGGATAGCGATATTGTTTCGATAACAACTTACTCGGGCGGACTTTTGATTGCTACAAAGAAATCAACTTATTATTGCTCAAAAGATACTACCGGTTTTGCTTTTACAACGCTTTCTCCTAACCACGCTGTAAGCAGTAAGGGGTTATTAAAGCACGGTAATTATGCGTTATATCTTGCTCACGACGGTATTTATCCCGTAAATGTAACTCAAGAAGATACAAAAAAAGTTGATGAAAATATAGCGTGGATTATTCAAAACTGGTTTAGCAAACGAGATTTAACGAAAAATGATGATGTATTTGCATTATCTGTAACTTGTCAAGGACGTAATGAGGTATGGTTTAATATTCCTATTTCAGGAAGTGATCAATCTCACATTTTTATATATCGTTTTAAAACAGGCAGACAATCACATTATTATTGGTTGCCTCCTCGAATACAACAAAAAATCAACTGTTTATTAGAATTTGACGGTATGATTTTGAGCGGTACTGATAACGGAGAAATTTTACAAGAATTAAAAGGTAAAACTTTTAACGGCTTGGATATTCCAGCTATTGCGGAATTTCCTGAACTTGATTTTAACGGTACGCACAACAAACAAAAATTTAAACTTTTTGCTTATGTTGAGGCACAAGAAAACAATAATTTTTATCTTGATTATTATTTCGACGGGGATATTAACCCCGATAGGCAAGAAGTTATAAGCGGGGACGATCCCGCAATGTTTGTATGGGACGAGGACGACTGGGACAGCGAAGAAAGTTTATGGGCTTGGGAGGTTCTTATGGAGTGTATGCTTGATAAACCTCGAAAACATAACCGCTTGAGGCTACGATTTGTGGCGGAAGATAGCTCACAAGATTTTACAATTAACAAGTTATCGACTACGAGAGTAAAGGTGAAAAATAAATAATGATTTTTCAACGTATTACAAAGCCCGACAAGGAAACTCTTAAATGTTTTCTTCCTTGTCGTAAATTATTTGTCTATTCTTCAAAAACTGCAATAAAACAATTGGGACGAATTATAAAAACATCAGAGCATTTTTATAAGGTTTATGATGAGGGCGTCTTTATTGGTTGCTTATTTGTTGATGATATAGATCACGAAAATAAAATTATTGAGTTTGGGGGTTTTTCGTTCAGACACGTTAATACAAGACAATCAATCAAGGAGTTAATGGCTTATTTGAGGCATTATTATCCTGATTATAAGGTAAAGGCTATAACGAGCCAAAAAACCGCCAAAATCAGCTTATCAAGAGCGGGACTAATAAATAAAAACGGAGAATATTTTTATGGGTAAAAAGAAGAAAAAAGAGAGCAAGCCTACCTCATCATACAAAATCGGGGATAGGACTGTCGCTCAAACATACTGGAACGGCAACGATTACGTTACTAAATATAATCCGACAAGCGGTGAGCAACAATCTATGAATTATTTGCAAGCTGCAATCCCTGTTGCATTCAAAGACGCAACAAGTACAGAAAGTGCGGACGAATACGCTCAAAGATATTATGATAACCAGTTGTCCGAAGTAAACTCGGCAATGTTACCACAAATGACGGCTTTAAAAGATAGCTTAATTACTGGCGGACAAGTCGGAAGTTCAACCGGTTGGAATAAGATCAAAACATTGAGCGATAGTTATAGCGATACCGTTGCAGATTTGGCAGCAAATAAAGAAAATAACGCTTTAAATTACAGAAATAACCTATTAGCATACGCTACAAACTTACAAAATGCTATGAATGGTTATTATGATTTAAGCGGTTCTATTTCTCAATTAAATACAAATAATCAACAAAGTGCTGCAAATCAAAATCTACAATATGCAAATTATAACAACCAATCAAATAATGGTAGCGGTCTATTTAACACTCTTTCAGGTATTGGTAGCCTTGCGGGTGGTCTTGGAACTCTTGCCGGTGGTTGGGGTAATTTTGCTAAAAACACAGGGGGTAAATAATGTATCAAACTTTAACACAACAAAACAAGGATTTATTACAAAATAGTAGAAACAACAATCCTATTAACCCCGTTGTAGTTGGTGTAAATCAAGGTCAAGCAATGCCTCGATTAAATTCTGTTGCGTTAAGTAGCAGACCTCAAATTGTTCAACAACCGACACAAAGTCAAGATAATTCATCAGGTAATGGATTATCAAGTATTTTAGAGGGCGGCGTTAGTTTAATGAATGGTTTGGGTGGTTTATTTGGTAAAGATAAAACAACTACTATTCCCGAAACAGACGGAGATTATGACGAAAGTATTATCCCTGATCGAGAAAATACAAGCGGTGGGGATTTAGTTTCAAACGGTAGTAAAATTTGGAATTTATATAAAACTTTTGGCAATTCTGCGGGCAATTCTGCGGCGAGTTCAACTGCTGGTAGCTCTATGGGAGGCTATGGCGGTTTAATTGGAGGAGCTTTAAATGGTTTAGGCTCTTTCGCAAAAGACGGGGATTATAAAGACGGATTGCAAGGAATTTTTAGCGTAGATAGTGAAAATCAAAGCGACGTGTCGCAAGCTCTATCAGGAACGGTAAACGGTGCTCAAATGGGTGCGTCTTTCGGTGGTCCTTGGGGAGCTTTAATAGGTGGCGTATTGGGGCTTGGTTCTTCATTCTTGGACGATATTTAAGGAGGATAAAATGGCATTTTGGAATAATTTATTAAACGGTTTAAAAGGTGGTCGAGCTCAACAACAGCAACAACCAGTACCGACACAAACACAAGCACCAGTTCAACAAGTGCCTCAAGAACAAGTACAAACTCCTATTGCTGGATCTGTGCAAAATCAACCTCCAGTACAAAATCCAGTTGGGCAAGTTCAAGAGCAAGCTAAAACCAATGCAGTAGTAAACGCTCTTAAAAATCTTGCTCCGTCAAGCTGGGACGATACTACAAGGCAAAGAGTTTTAATGACAAGTAAGTTTTTATCAGGCTTTGGAGGGACACAATACGATCCTAATCAAAGTATGTTTAATAATATTGCTCGAGGTGTTTCTAACGGTTCAAATGAGGCTTATAAACAAATTCAGAATTATAGCAATTATCAACAAGCAAAAAATATGTACGATCAAATGGGGCTCGATAGTTCAACCCTTAACCCGCTTGCTGATTATTCAGGCTTAACGGCTGATAAGTTTATAAATTTGGGCATTCAACAACGTAAGCAACAAACCGCAAGAGATATAGCGAGTGCAAAAGATAATACAACACGCTTGAAGTTGATTATGGACGGTCATAAAAACGGTACTATTTCATCTGATGAGGCTGAAAAATTGCTTAAAATCTATGGAATTGATGTCGGAGAGATTAGCGAAAGCAATCAGACTAAAAAGACAGACGCTCAAGTGGAAAAAATTAAAAAAGAAACAGAGTACGTCGGCAAGCCTAAAGTTACTGTTAATGTTCGCAAAGGTGGTACTAATTCAACTGTTGAACATAAACATACTGGAGGTAGTGGCGGAAGTTCTAAACCAAAACTTTTATATTAAATGGAGTAAATTATGGCTGTTAAAATTACCGAAGAAATGCACAGCACCTTTATAAAAAACGGTTTTACAGAGGAGGATATTGCTAATACTGTAAAACATTATAGAGGTCAAGGGCAAACAGATGATGAAATTTTCAATAATTTGAATAATAAATATAAATCATTGAGTGCTAAAAAGCCCGCTCAAACTGTCAATAATAATCAGAAGAAATCAGAAACAGTCGCACAATCTCAAAAAACCGAACAAAAGCAAGAACAAAAACAACCTCCTAAAACATTTAAAGAAAAATTTGCAGAATTTAACCAAAAATTAGAAATGCAAAATCAACAAATGAATGAGGAAGTAAAAGCTCGAGCTCGTGAAAACTTGAGAAAACGTGCGGAGTGGGAGAAAAAGCACCCGATTATTTCAGGAATACAAAAGGATTACCAGCCAGCAACCGTATTTACTAATTTTCAAAGTTATCGAGGACAAGTGCCTCAATGGGAAATGCAAGCAAAATACGGACTTAATGCTCCTATAAAAGAAAAATTAAAGACAGACGCTAAATCGTTTGGCTTAAATCTTGTTGCTCCTGTCAATATCGGTGTTGACGTTGCTACTGGTGGTAGTGGTACTGTTGCTAAAGCTGGGGCTAAAGTTGGCGTAAAAGAGCTTATAAAACAAGGAGCTAAACAAGGGGCTAAAACTGGGGTAATCGGAGGTATTACTCAAGGTATTACAAGTAGTTTGGCTGATAACGGTATATCAATGGATTTATTAAAACGTCCTTTGATGTACGGAGGAGGAGGTCTTGTTGCTGGTAGTGCTGGCGGTGCGATCCTAAATCCAGTTATAAGCAAATTAGATCCGATAATTGCCGGATTAAATAAGGGTAGAAATGCTGCAACCCCGAAACAAGTTGAAAAAGTTGTTAAGGCGGAAATTGTAGAAAATCCTACACAAAATATTGTAAAAAGCGAGGATATTAAAAATATCTCTAAAAAGGATATGGCGACAAATAAAAGAGAGTTTAAGCAAGGCGTTGAGGACTTAAAAGCCCCTAAAACTGCTAAAACTACTATTAAAATGCGTCATAAAAATAGATATTGGAGCAAAAATATTGATGATCCTTACACAAGGGCAACTCAAGAGGCTGATGAAGAATTTAATAAAATTTTAAGCGAAATTAAGAAAAATCCTGAAATTTTAAGAGATCAGGCTAAATCTATGGAGCTTGAGGCTAGACTAGAGGCTAAAACAAGTGCTCTTGAGGACGAACACGCAAGCGAGTATTGGAATAAATATTGGGAGGCTTTTACAAAAGCTGACGATTTTAATACAACAAAAGGAAATTTTGACGCTTTGAGCGGTCGAGAAACTAAAGTTAGAGGAGCGGTTAAAACAGTTGAGAAAAATATCAATTCTGATGTAGCTGGTTCGATAACAGACAGGACATATCTAACAAGGGGCTATGATGTTAATAAAGCTCAATTGGATCGTATGACACCTGATGAAATTCAAAGACTAATTGAAAGCGACGATATAAGCGATTTGAGTGTTACTGCTAGGGCAATGGATATTAAAAATAACCTTGAAAGCGGCAGTATTCCTTTATGGAAATTAAATAAATGGGCGGCAGACGGTACACCTATCGGACAAGCAATGCAAGCCCGTAGCTTATTAAAAATGGACACTCCAGAGGGTGCTATACAAGTGCTTGCCGGTACAATCAGAAAAGCAACACCGAAAAAGGTTAATGATATTATCGATAATGTTCCTAATCTTGTTGAGGCAAGCGGAGGCGGTGAGGCTGCATTAAACGAAAGTCTAAAAAGAGTAAATAAAAGAGAGCGAAAATACCTTATTGATAAGATTATGGACTTAAAAAATAAGGGTGAATTGACTAATGATAATTTAGTAAAAGTTATCAATAAAAAGTATAATGTTCCAGAAATTACGGAGGCTGATTACAAAAATATTCAAAAATTAACGACTGATATTGAAAACGCAACAGATGATAGACAAAGAGAAGTTGCGAAAGCGTTAGTTCGTAAATATATTGGGGATAAAATCCCTCGTAAATTTATGAATAAAGTAAATACATATCGTTATGCAAATATGTTATTATCTCCAAAATCAAGAATTAAAGACTTTTTATTTACTGGATTATTTCAAGGAGATCAAGCTCTTGATGAGATTATTGCTAATGGAATTTCAAAATACATAACTCAACCTACTAAAGGTGTAAAAACTCGTGAGGGTTTACATTTTGACGAATGGTTGCAAGGTCTTAAAAAAGGCTTTTCAGAGGGTGCGGAAGATGTAAAACTGGGGATTACTACCGGCAGAGCTGGAGAGGGTTCTCGTTTTGATTTACCAAAAGCAGCTCAATTTAGATATAAACCTTTGAATGAAGTAGAGGGTTGGGGGAAAGTACCTCAAGCCTTTGAAAATATAATGAGTGGTCTTGAAAAGGGCTTAAATTATTCTATCAGAGTGCCTGATCGTATGTTTTATGAGGGGCGTTATGCTAGTTCAATTGCAGATCAATTAGCCGCAAGCGGTCAAAAAGCTCCTACTGATGAAATGGTTGAGCAAGCTGTAAAAGAGGCTCGGGACGCTGTTTATCAAGGCGATACTTGGGCGAGCAAGGCAAGTTTAGGGATTAGAGATACTTTAAATAAAATTCCTATGGGAGCATTTAAAGTTGGCGATTGGACTATGCCTTTTGTTCAAACTGTTGCGAATATTTCAGAGGAGGGTTTGAAAAACGTCGGCGGTATTCCTGTTGGAGCTTATAAGCTAATAAAAGCAGATACGCCGGAGGCGTTAAGGGACGCTGAAATATTAACAGCAAAGGGTATTAAAGGTCTTGGCTTAATGGGTACTGGCTGGGGTATTGGTAAAGGTTACATTGATAGTAATATCGGAGAAAAAACGAATTACAATAATGAAATTACCGGTATGCAGCCTCAATCAATCGCAATTGGCAATAAGTCATTTTCACTTGCGAATGCTCCTAACTTGGCAATTCCTATTGCTGTTGGGCGAGCTCTTGGCGAAAAAGGTCTTAATCGTGAGGGCGGAATGCAAGCGTTACTCAATGCGGGAATGGCTGTATCTGATATGCCAGCAGTTAAGGCTGTTGGGGATCTTACAAGTATTGCTAGTAGCGGTTACGGGCAACAACTCACACCGGCTGAAATTGTCGATAACGCTGTGAGAAATCAAGGCATAAATTATTTAACTCAATTAGTGCCTATGAGCGGTTTGCAACGAAATATTAGAAACGTGGTTGATCCATACGGTAGAGAAATTTACACAGAAAATACTCCGGAATATATCGCAAATAGAGTTATAAACGGAATACCTTTTGCAAGTAAAACTCTACCAATAAAATACAATGCTATGGGCGAGCCTGTTATGGTTGATAATATCCAAAATCCAGTATTAAGGGCTTTAGGTCAAGGTATTGATTTGGGTATTAGAAATTATAATAACAACCCTACAAATAACGCACTTAACGAGTTGAGCAAAGAAATGGAAGAAAGCGACGTTAAGGGCAAAACTACAATAGCATTGAAAAAATCTAAACGAACTATAAGGATAAACGGCGAAAATGTAAAACTCGATAATGAGCAATTTAGCCAATATCAACACGAATACGGACGCTTAAATTATGTATTGAGGGAACAAGCATTAAACAATCCTGAATTTGCTAATTTAAGCAGCGAAGAAAAGACAGAGTATTTAATGGAATTGAGGCAATCAGTTGAGGAGGCTGTAAAAATTATCCAATTTGGACACGAGCCTACTCGAAAACTAAAACCTTATACCCAGCAAATATTAGATAATTACGACAAATACATAGGAGAGTAACAATGAATTTACCACATCAATTTATTGCGGGGACTAAAGCGAAATCGTCAGAGGTCAACGAGAATTTTCAGGCGGTAAAAGAGGCAATCGAAACGTGCGGGACAGATCTAAAAGGTGTTGAAACAAACCTTGAGGAATTTAAAACCACAATTGAGCCTCAAGTAATGCCCGATTACAACAATACGCTTAAAGAAAAAGCGTTTATTGTTTCAACTGCAAAAAACAGTATTACGGTTAAAGCTGGGACTATTATTAGACTTGAGCTTATGGAAGATGATATCAGATATTTGCAAGTTGATGAAGATACGGAGTACAACATTTATGAGCTTTTAGACACGGGGATTAGCTCCTTAACTGCTGGAAAAGATTATTATATTTATCTTGTTCAGAAAGATGAGGAGGACGAAGAAACCAAAGAAATTATTAAGACTGTTGAGCTTAAAGTGTCATTAAATTCAACATTCCCAGAGGGTTATAATTCAATTAACTCTCGTAAAATTGGCGGTTTTCACACTCTTTGTATAGCTGTTACAGAGGCTAACGCTCCGGCTTTAGTTGATACAAAAATTTGGAGCAAACACCCAGCTATTGGCTATAATGCGGGGGATATTATTCCTAATTCAGTATGGTGCTTAACTCATAGACCAATGTCAGAGCCTAACGGTATGGTTTATGTAGATAAAATCGACAAATGGGTTGATATTTATTTACAAGGCGGAAAAGACGGCAATCCTACATCTGTTTTTGGGGCTACCGTTATTGATACACGCCAGCAACCTAATCACCAATGGGATTTTCAATTAGTTGATAAAAAACTGGCGAGTGATAATGATTTTATGATTTTTGCAGAGGGATCTAATCAAAAAACTGCGATTTATGGTTCAGCTGCTCCTAATCCAAAAACGGCTGGCGGACATACCGATACTGCTGGTAAACGTATGATAAGTGGCTATTTTATAGAGGAATGTTGCGGTTATTTATGGCAATGGCTTGATGAAATAGCTCCGACGGGTGGATCAGGATTTAGCAATTACGACGGCTCGGCGGCTCGAGGACAATCTTACGGAGTACCTTACTGCCTCAGGGCGGGCGGGAATTGGGACCATTCCTCCTCGTGCGGTTCTCGTTCTCGCGATGCGCATTACTCTCGTTCGGCGACGGGTGCGGGCAGCGGTGGGCGGGGCGTGAGCCTCCCATTGCGTGCTGCATAGTCGAAACCGAAACCGAATGCGGTCGCAAAAAAAATATAGGTTGCAAGTTGTAAGCTCTGCCTCAAAGCGGGCGGGAATTGGAACAATTCCTCCTCGTGCGGTTCTCGTTCTCGCAATGCGAATAACTCTCGTTCGACGACGAATGCGAACAACGGTGGGCGGGGCGTGATACGGAAAGACATCATCATACAATCGCTTTTCGGCTGAATTTGTAACCTTGTCGAAATCTTCCTTGAGAAGTGAGGCAAAATACGAAGAAAACCAAAAAGCCCTCGCTAGTAAGTAATTGAACGCTAGGGCTTTTTACAAAAAATGGTGTACAACAATGGTAAAAAGGGTTAAAAATCTATGGCAACAAATTGTTTCTATGGAGAATTTAGAAAAGGCTTATGAGAAATCTAAAAAGAAAAAATCTAAACATAGACATATAAAGAGATTTGAGAAAAACAAGGAAGAAAATCTCAAGAAAATACAAGAAATGCTCGTAAATCAGACTTATGAAGTGTCCCCATATACGACGCAAGTAATTTATGAGCCAAAAGAAAGAATTTTATATAAACTCCCTCATAATCCTGATAAGATTATACAACTGGCTGTAATGAATGTTTTAGAGCCCTATGTTATAAATTGGCTCATTAAAGATACATACGCTTGTATTAAAAAGCGTGGCATACACAAAGCCTCTGATAGGGTTATGGAGTATGTTAAAAGGAATAAATATTGTCTGCAATGTGATGTTAAAAAGTTTTATCCGTCGATAGATCACGATATTTTATTTAATAAAGTTATTGCAAGAAAAATTGGAGATCCTTATTTATTGTGGTTGCTGCATAAAATTATTTATGCAATTGGGGGAGGTAAAAACTCTCCAATAGGGAGCTTATTATCACAGCATTTTGGAAATCTTTATAAAGATAAAACGGACAGATTTGCAAAACAGGAATTAAGAATAAAAGATTATGCACGCTATTGTGATGATTTTTTACTGTTTAGCAATGATAAAAAGCTGTTACACGAGGCAAAATATAAAATAATCGAATTTTGCAAGCGTGAGTTAGATTTGACATTAAAAAGAGCTGATGTTTTCCCTACTTCAAGGGGTGTTGATTTTATGGGTTATCGACATTTTCCAGCGGGTTATAAACTATTAAGGAAAAGCACAGCAAAAAGAAATAAAAGAGCTTTACCAAAAATCGCTGAATTATACGAAAACGGTCAAATGTCGTATGAAACATTTAGATCAAAAATTATGAGTATGGACGGCTGGGTAAAGTGGGCAAATTGTAAGAATTTTAAAGAGAAAACAGGATTAAACAAATTAAAGGAGTTAGCAATGGTAGATTTTTCAAAAATTTGTGATGAGAGGGATAAAAACCTCCGCAAAGTAAAAGGCGAAAAAGTTGATATTAAAGACTGGTTGGGAAAACCGATTAAAATATCATATTTCAAAATTACAAAATCGAGCAAAAAACAAGGCACAAACTGTATGTCGGTTGAATTTTATTATGACGGTAAGGCTTATATGTTCTTTACCGGTTCACCTAATTTAATGTATTTAATCGACAAATATTTAACGCCTGAAATGGTAGAACAGGGAGAAACCCTAGACGCAACAATAGTACGAAAAGACGGTATGTTAGTTTTAGCATAAGGAGGAAAAATGAGAGGATTACCGAAATTTTTTAACACGAAACAGGATTTTTTAAACTGTTTAGCAATGTTTCCAGAGGAAACAAAAGCGGAACTTAAAAAACTTTTAGATTATCGTTTTAGCTGGTTTGATGTAGCTGTAATTGAGGGCGAAGTAACCGAGCTTGGCGTAAATCAAAGGGTTATTGAAAATGGGGACGAAAAGATATTACAGGAAGAAAAAGAAGATCCTAACGCTAGGATTTTTCAACTTGGTTTTACAGTTGCAGAAGTTGAGGAGTTGTTGAAATGATTAAATTAAGATATGACATCACAACAGGAGCGGTAGGAAATGGATATACAGAAAATATCGAAGTACCGCAACCTTATTTATTGATAACAGAGGAAGAACACGACAAAATAAAAAACGATTTCAATAATTATTATTTTGTTGAGGCTGGGGAATTGGTAGCAAGAGAGAAAATGCCAATAATCAGAAAAGAGGCATTTTTAAAAGACTTTTTCGCTACTTCATTGGGATATATCAGGTTTAAACCTACATTAAAAAATGGATCTCAAATTGATTTTATCTCATTATTGCCACAATATAAAGCTATTGCAAGTGTTTCGGGTTTACCCGCTGGAGCTTTTATATTCTATCGTGAGCCTGATTATACACAAGATTTTACAGAAGAATATCTACAAAGTTTGCAAGGGTTAAGTCCAGCTATGACACTTGCAGAATATCAAAAATTTGAGTTAGAAGTTACAAACGCTTATCAAAAAGCGTTTTTTGGTTAATTTTAGGGCGGGGTTGGTCGGGTATTTCGGGCTGGGCAGATTTGCTAGGGACATTTATGTCCCTCGCAAATTCAAAATGTAGTAATTTAAGGAGGATTTAAAATGAATGAGAAAATGGAAAAAGCTATTTTGGAATGTTGCGAAAATCACGCCGGAGTATTATCTCAAGATGTAATCGATTTTATTTATGATCTTGCTAATACTGTGATTAAAACTACTGATAATGTGATCGACGACGCATTTATCGGTGTTATTAACACAACTAAACCAATGCTTGAAAAGGTAGTTGCTGATTTAGTGGATAAAATTGACGAGGAGTAGGGGGTTATGGCTTTTGATATTGCAAAAGCCGTTGAAAGCATAGGTCAAGCCGTCGAGGGCGGCTTTTCTTATGCTGAAAAGGCTAAAGAAAATCAATCAGAAACAGAAATTATAAAAATCAATAAAAGATATGTAAAAGCTCTAAATACAGCCGAAAAGCTGATTTTATTAACATATCGATATTTTAATGATTTCAAAGAAAAAGATCAAAAAGAGTATGAGGAGCTCATACAAAGGTTTATTAAATACAATTAGAGGGCGTTATGTGCTTTGAATGTTTCAATAAATTACCAAAATTTTATTATCGAGGTCAAGAGTTTTTAACGTGGTACGACGATAAAAATTGTCGTGTTGGATTTTCTGAACTTCCGCATATTTGCAACAAGCATATCAACAAAACGGTAATGAAAAAAGATGAGATTAAAAAGGCAAAGAAAAAGCCTTTATTTTTGGAAAATACCGTTACTGTATGTCTTATTGATAAGCGAAAGGGTAAAACTTATATATTCACTATAAAAGCCGGTTACGATTACGACGGTGCGTCGATTTCTCGTTTTTTATGGCGAGTTATTGGTTCAAAAGAAAATATCGAGTTTAAAATTGCAGCATTGATCCACGACGTATTATGTGAAAATCACGGCTATATTGATAATGATAGATATTTCTCTACTTTTATATTTGAGAGGTTGTTATTTATTGGTGATGTTGGAGATTTTAGGCGTTGGGCTATGAAACATTCAGTAGATAATTTTCAGAAAATAGTAGGAAAGTGGGGGTAAATTTGGATATTGGAGCTATTGCAACGGTTGTTGCTATTCTCGTAGGTTTGTCGGGTTTAATTGTAAACCTTATAACTTGCGGTATTTATATAGGAAAACTTGAGGGCTTTAAAGAATTGGTAAATTTTAGATTTACTGAACAAGATAAAAAGCTGGAAAAACATAATAATTTTATTACTCGTGTTTATGATCTCGAGAAAAAAGTAGGCATTGACGACGAAAAAATAGACGTTGCTAATCATAGAATTGAGGATTTAGAGGAGGCACAAAAAAGATGTTTAAATGCAAATATTTCAAGGCATACGAACTCGTAAGCAAAGCCGTTTATAATAAATTTGGTGAGTTATCTTGGCAATTTTTTGACGCTGATGTATTAGCGGATCTCGATACAATTCGAGAAACTTGGGGAGCGTCCATTACTATAAATAATTGGTATTGGGGCGGACAATATAACGAAAGCGGATTAAGATCTAACATTGATAGTATCTTAAAAGGCAAAAAGACGCTTTATCTATCCTCTCACGTTCTTGGTTGTGGATTTGACCTAAAAGACGGTAGAGGACGTAACACAGAGCTACACGCTCATATTTGTAATTTAATTAAACAAAAAAAATTGCGAAAAATCAGACGAGTAGAGGATCTGAAAAGTACCCCTACTTGGTGTCATTGCGACGCATTTCAAACACATAATGACGTTTTAACAGTTTTCAAGGTGTAAGTTTTCTTTCTCCTTTCGGCTGTATGTACACTATACCACCCGTACCTTAATTGGTGCGGGTGTTTTTTTATGCAGCTTTGACGAATACAAATTTTTCTCCGTCCTCGAACTCGATAACTAGAGGCTCTTTGTTTTTGGATTTTTTCCAGTCTTTGATCTCTTGGTTTAATTCTTGCTCGACTTCTTGATCGGTTTTCATATTACCTCCTTTGTGTTACTTTATAACTCAATAAAATTTTTTGTGGATAATTTTAATCAAAAAATTGCTCATTAAAATTTTTCCCGACTTTTTCCCGACTTACCATTTTGAAATTGTATAAAATCAATAATAATCATTTGACATCAAAAATAGTTAAGATTATAGTAAAATAAGGGCAAGAGGTTGATCCTCTAACCAAAATAAGAGCGTTTCCTTTTGGCTACGAACCAAAGGACACAAAATAAAATTTGACAATTAAATAAAATATTAAATGCGAGTGTAGCCCAGTTGGATAGAGCGTTTCGCTACGAACGAAAAGGTCGGGGGTTCGAGTCCCTCCACTCGTGTTTTTTATTTTTTCCCGATTATTTCCCGACCATAACGAACGATAGTAATTGATTATAATTGATTATTAAATAATGGTAATTTTTTATTTAATGTCTTTTTCCTTGTTTCTTTTCGGTGTTCTTTATCATAATTATTGTGGCTCTTTACAAGTGCATTGACATTGTTTTCTTAAATCAACCGGATTTCCAGTTTTGCAATCAATAGCCATATACCACAATTTTTCTTTTGCTTTTGTAAGAACTTGTTTTGCATTTTTTTGGGTTATTATTTGGGGCTTAATCATTTTGAATAATCTCTCCAATCTTATCAATTCCATTCCTACAAGGGATTTGCTCTCCAGCCTCCCATTCATTTGCTATACCTATTACAAGTTGCGTCGTTATAACTTTATACCAATCGTCTTTTTCTGTATCAAAATCTGCGTATGCCTCTCCTATATAATTACCTTTTCCCCTACCACCATATACTTTAAATTTCTGTCCTTTTTTAATTAGCATTTACCTTACTCCTTTCATATAATTTTTGCGTCATTATTTCAGTTAATTTATAATTATCTTTAATAAGATCGAACATTTTATTGATTTGTATTTTTGTTCGTTTAACAAATGGGTTAAATATAATCTTTTGAGTTGTTTCATTTCTGCTTGGATTATCAAAAAGCATATAAAATTTCCTGCGTATTAAAAAATCTTGTGCAGACTCTCGCCAATAATATCGGCTTTTTCTGTATTCCTCATACCAATTATTTTTTTTTAAAATTTCATAAGCTAAATCTGTATGCTCGCCCCAACTACATTCTTCAAAATTCCCGTTAGGAGCAAGCCAACCGCTTACAATAGTTTTGCATTCAGATCTAACAATCTCAAAGTTAGAATAATAATTATATCTTGCCATATTGCACCTCCTAGTAGTCGTCTATTATGTCGATTGCGTTTTGTTTGCGTACGGCGTCGCTGTGAGTGTATATCATAGTCGTTGATATATCAGCGTGCCCTAAAAGTTCTTTAACCACAACAATATCTACTCCTTTCTCTATTAAGCGTGTTGCAAAAGTATGCCTCAAATCGTGAAAAACAAAGTTTTCTATACCAGCCTTTTTAAGAGCTGTTCTAAACGCCTTTTTAATGTCGGTATATGGTTTGTTTGTTCGAGGATTTACAAAAACATACTCACTTGTGCTAGTTTTCTTGATTTCCAGCAAAATTTCTCTCAAAGTTTTTGAGATTGGTATTTTACGCTTTTTACCTGATTTTGTATGTAATAGCTCGATATAATTACCTTTAAAATCAATATTGAGCCATTTTAAAGTCAAAATCTCGCTTTTTCTTGCACCAGTTTTTAAAGCAAAAATAACGATCGGTTTTAATCTTTCATCTAAAAATATAAAAAGTGTTGTTTCTTCTTCTTTTGCTAAAACTCTAATTTTATAATTTTCCTCTAGCATTTTTTTAACATTTTCCAGCGGGTTTTTACTCAATAATCCGTCCGCAATACAAAGATTGAACATTTTGCTTAATGCCTCTAAATATCGGTTGATACTAGAGTTTTTAAGCTCAAGTTCTAATCTTAAATACTGTTTGAAGTTCTCGATCATTGTCGGAGTTACTTCTGTTAAGTCAATATTTCCAAAGAAAAATTTTAAGCGTTTTGCCATACTTAAATCGCTTTTATGACTGCGTTTATTGATTTCTGAATAATGCAAGTAGATGTCTAAACCCTCCTTAAAGGTGGGTTTTTTCTTATTTTCCAGTATTCCTAAATTACCTTTCATAAGCTCGGATTTGACAATAGCCTCGTACATATCAGCCTCTTTTTTGTTTGTCGCACCCTTGCAAGCTCGATAATATTCTTTTCCATTAAGTTGAAAGCGGTAATACCATTTGTTATTACCGCCTTTTTTAAAAGTTGTCATTATGCTGCCGTCCTTTTTCTCGTTTCTAACCATTTCTTGAGATCGTCCTCAAAAAATAAAACATCTTTTCCGAATTTTCCCGTAATATTTTTAGGGATAATTTTACGGTTGATCCAATTATTTAATTTTTCCTTTCTCTTTTGAGGATCATTTATAACATCTTGAAATAAAAAATCTGCTGTCTTTTGTTTAGACCATAAACCTGATTTTTCCATTACGCTTTCTCCTTTTCAAATAAAACCGTTATAATCTGTTTTCTTGTTTTGTCGTAAACAAGTCGATAAATTTTATCCTGATAAGAAAATCTAAACACCGTTACTCTATTGCTCTGTTTTTCTACAAACTCCAGCTCATTATTTTGGATTTTCTTTATCAAGTCTTTTTCATCAAGTAAAACGCCGATCCTTTCTAAAGATCGGCGTTGAAAGTGTGTTTTAATAGCTTTCTTTTTGCTCGGCATTTTACCTCCTATGCCGAGAAATTAAATTCGTATTGCTTACGGCTTGCTATGTAGTCGCATAAGTGTACAAAATTTTGAGCTTTTGTGCTAGGTTTCGGCATTATTTCAACCGTGCTGTTCCATTCAGTATTCCATTGTCCCATATGTGTTAAGACAAGATCTGCTAATTTTTCGGCTATTTCTTTATCTTCGCATTGTTCTTTTATGAAATTAGCCATTTGTACAGGGTGATCCGCCTTTGTATAGGTTGAATATTCTACACCGTGTTTTAAGCCGTCGTGTAAAATCAATGCTCCGATAATAAAATCTTTATCCGGTAATAAAGGAGCGAACATTTCCATTCTAAAAAGTTCCTCCGCTGTTCTTACTGCTGCTTTTGTATGTCTTACAAGCCCGCCCTCTCTTAGTGCATAATTTGGGTGATATTTTCCGGTTGAGCTTGCAGCAACTTTAAAAAAGTAATCGGGTAATTTTTCGATTAAATTTTTGATAATTTCTCTAACTTTTTGATCTTTTATAAAAAACAATTCTCTTGTAAAATTTTCTGATTTTGTCATTTTCTTTCTCCTCAATGTTTAAAATGGTATTCAGTCTAAATATCTGTCCGAAGTTACTTGTCCGAACTCGTTTACAATTTCTCTAATTTCTGCGGTTTTTTGGATTTCTGACACTATTTCTAGGACATAAATATTACAGCGATCGTATCTGCTCGCTACTGATTTTGCGTCCTCAAGAGCCTCTGCATAAGTGTTGTAAATTTTCTTTGGTTTGCTCTCTGCTGGATTATAAACATAGTATTTTTTGTTTTCTTGCTCTCGTATTGCATAATTTGACAATTCAATATCGTCGATTTTATCTATATGAATACGACCTTGTAAATCGTTGCCGTTTTCGTCCACGACTGTTAAATCAACATCTTTTTCAAAATTATTTTGGTTTAATCTTGTAATTATTTTTAAAATTCTTTTCATTTTTTTTATTTTCTCCTATTTGCCTTGCGTGATAATTTTTGCATTTTATTTTTTGCTTTTTTCTTGTTTTTGTTGTACCTCTTGTCGAACGTGAGGTTTTTCCATTCCTCTAGTGTTATTCGATCTTCCTGTGGTTCGAGTGTTTTTATTTTCTCCTCCATTTAGTTTACTCTCCTTTTCTTTTTTAATTCTCATTAACTGCCTCAACGCTTTATCGTGTTGAATATTTATAATTTTCTTATCCATATATGGACTATTTATTGTGAACTGGTCGATCATAACTTGTACATCTGCCATTTCTTCGATAATATTTTCAAGATCGCCCTTTGTGATTGCTACAATCAGCTCTCCTAATTCCTGTATAAGTTGGCGTTCTTGTGCTTGCTTGCCGTAATGATTAAAAATAATTTTGCAAGCAGTATAATAATTTTCGATCTCCATTCTATCTCCTTATTTCAATGCGATTTCTAAAATAAACTATTACAGTCCCGCAATTATTCCCGCCTCTTGGCTTTCCTGTTTCCGGATCTATAAAAGATATTCGACCTTTTAATACTTCATACTCAAACTTGCCCTCAATATAGTCGTGCCACGCTATTGTGTCCATTGCTAAAATTGGTAAGATCATTACGCAAATAGGACAATTTCCACTCATAACTTCGTCGTGAGCTTTCTTTATAAATTCAGCTTTTTGACTAAATGGAGGATTACAAAATGCTCTATACCCCCCCCAATTCGAGGTTAAGGCGTCTTGATCTAAATCGTGATAAAAACCATTCATACATAAGCAATTATCGTAATTACAAGCTATATCTATTTCAAAATTAAAGATTTTGTTTAATTGTTGAAAAATATAAGGCGGTGTCTGAAAAAAGTCGTTTCCTCGTCCTTTTTGGTTCATTATCATTGTTTTTCTCCATAAAAAATAATCACAAGTTAAGAGGCTCGAACTCTTACTAACAGCTTTGGAGGCTGTCGTGCTACCAATTACACTAAACTTGCAATTATTAAGATTTTGTTAATACTGTTTAGAAGTTAAACAATACAAGCAATTCGGGATATTGTTTTAATTCTTCTTTTAAGAAGTTTACCTCATCTAGTAATGCTTGTTCTTCTGCTTGTTCAAATTTTGGAGCTTGGATTAAAATACTTACTCCGCCTCTGTTGTCATAAACTAGGTTTACTTCAACGTCATAAAGTTTGTTGTAATTGCCTTTTGCATAAGGTAATCTAACGATAAAATTATCAGGCAAGATAATGTCCTCATCTTCTCCGCCTCGCATTTTAAACTTAATTTTAACGCCCTCCTCTGTTTCACCATTTACATAGAAAGGTTTTGAAACAGTTTCAGCTCTGCCAATTACTCTTATGTCTAATAATGTAGGGTATAGCTCCTCAAAATTTACGATTGACGGGCTTAATTTTTGCATTAGTAATAAAAATTCTTCGTGGCTGTAAGATCTGCCAATACAATTTTTAAATGCTAACCATTGCTCCGATAAACTTCTTCTAAATGTACAATTACCTCTTTGAAAATCATCATCAGCCGTAAAATGTCCGCCTTGACTGCTAATAACCGCTGTTGCGTATTTACCGGTTTCTTTATTGCGTCTTTTTAATTCTTCTTTGATAAAATCCGAAAAAGATTGAACTGTTGATACTTCTTCGCTGTTTTTCAGATAATCTCTTACGACATAGCGACGATCGGCGTCATTATAAAAAGCCTCTTTTTTAGTTGTTGTATAATTCCCGTAAATTATAGCCTCGTCTTTTACAGGTCTTTGCACTTGAATATTTTGCAAAATTCTTTTAATTTCGTTAATCATTTACTGCTCCTTTATGGTGTGTTTCGTTTATATCTACTACTGTTCTTGTGCTAAATATTTTTAGCTGGTTTGGATCGTCCATATACAAATTACCTTTTTGATCTCTAAAATAAGGATTTGACGGTACTTTGCCTTTTGGTTTTGTTGTCTTAACGGTTGCTTGTATGCTTAACTCGTTCTTTTCTTCGACGCCGATTTTAATATCAATACTGATAGATCCGCCTTTGTTGTATTCGTTTATCGCTTGCATAAGCTCTTGCAATTCAAAATCAATACATTTGCCTAGCTTTACTTGGCGGTTTTTGCTGTCGATAGTTCTTGTAGTGAGTAATAACTCTTTAAACCCTACCGCTTGATTGTCTATTGTGCTGTCTGACATTCTTCTGCCTCCTCTACTTCTTCATTTTCTACGCACATTTTTTCTTTTAAAAAGTTTAATTCTTTTTGCATTTCTTCATCAGTTAAGATTTTGAACTCTACACCGTCGAAAGTTTTAAAATTTTCAAAAGGCGGTAAGCCTTTGGCAAATTCGATAAGTTTTTCGTCTGTATCGAGTTTGTTATCTACTATTAGCGACGGAGGAATGATTGTTATTGCTGTTTGTTCTCCTCTAACAGCTTTAATCATTGTTCCCTCTACCTTTAAATGCCCTACAATATGTTTTGCTAATTCCCTTTTGTCTATAAAGTCGATAATTTCTCTGTAAGCCATATAGCTTACAATTCCTACCGCCATACCTAAACGCAAATTCTTTTCTTGTTCTTCGGTTTCGGCTTTTGTGTTGATGTAGTCATTAAAAAATCTTGAAAGTGGATCGTCTGCGTCGTAAGTTTGTGTTACCGTTTCGGCGATCATTTTTGCTACTTCTTCTGTCAAAAGCTCCTCGTTAAGTTTTTTGTAAATTTCGTCATTGAAATTTTTAACTTCCGCTTTCTCTTTTTCTGTTTCCTGTGTTTGTTCCTGTTCTTTTTCTAGCGTTTCTGTCATAAATCCTCCTTTAATATTCGCTAAACTTCCTATTAAACAGTAAATCCCACTTACTTATTTTGTAGCGGGACTTAAATTCTTCATCTGATAAATTCTTTATTGCTATTCCGTGTACTTGTTCGTGTATGAGTACCGGTAGCAATATAAGTTTTTGTTTTATGCCTCTTTCCTTGTACCATTGCTCATTATCTCTATAATGTTGTTTTTCAATAAAATGGTGCAAATTGAAAAGATAATGGTTATAATCATTCGTCGATTTTATCCAAAAAATCTGTTTAAGTTTTCCGGATCGGGTTAAGACATAAATATCAAACTCTTGTATGTCTTTGTTCATATCGTGCTTACGCATTTTAAACTCCCTCTCTCGCTCTTTAATTCGATATTCCATATCGTAAATATCTGAATTGGTTATATTGTATTTTTCTTTTAAAATCATTTGTCTGATTATAAGATGTTGCATTTCCTCAAGCGGACATTGGTAAGTCATTAGCTCCGCCCTCCGTAGGTACGAGTATATATTCGTCCCAGTTGCAAGGTTGCCCAAAACGATTACAGCCTTTTTTTGTGCGGTTTTCGATTTTGTATTTATTACCTTGTAATCTTAAACGGGTTCTTAAATCTCGTATCACGCTTGGAGCGTGCCTTATACCATAAATAGCGTGGCATTGTAGATTTGTTATACTTCCGAACTCCTCTAAATGCCATAAGACTTTATCGGCTTGGGTTTTCTTGCAAAAGTCCTTAAAAAAGAAAAAACTCAAACACTTTGGTATTTGAGAGTAAAAGACTTTTAATTGTCGCTTAAATTCTTCATAGTTTTTTATAAAGCTCCGCTCTAATATTATATCCATTAAGCTGCCCTCCTTTGTCTAAAATCATCACCAGTAAGGGGAATGTAAATAAAATCTTCTGTTAATCTGCTTATAATTGATTTTCCCCTGTCTATTGTTGTTCCGTTTACTGTTGTTACATAATTTCTTTTAATTTCATCAAGTCCGTTTTCGGTCGTGATTATTGTCGGTTTCATTGCCTCATATCGTTCATTAAAGATAAGATAAAGCATTTCACAAACCCATTGTGTGCCTGTTTCCTTGCCTAAATCATCAATTAAAAGGATTGGGACATTGATATAATCATCAACCTTAAAATCTTCTTTGATCTGATAAATCATTTTAGCTACATTGATAACCTTAACGGGATAGCCTCTATTAAGTAAATCGTTTGCGATCGCACAAGCTAAATGAGTTTTACCAGTTCCGACGCACCCTTGACCTACAAAAATTATACCTGTGCCGTCCTCTAGCTCTTTATCTATATTTTGAGAATAGTTTAAAGCTAATTCATAAGCATTTTTTTGTGCTGGTGTTTCGATTAAGAAATTTTCAAAAGTTCTTGTTGTAAATCTTTTGCTTAAATTTGCCTCTTTTTTAAGTTTTTCAGCAATTCTAAACATTTTTTGTTTTTTGCAAAAATCAATAACCGCTTTAATGTCTTTATTTTCTTGATAAAGCAATAACGCTTGTTTTTGTGTGTCGTCGTCCGCTTGCCTGTATTCATCAATATAGATTAA